AGTTGACGAAGCAAAGGTAGATAAGTTTATTGAAGCTTTAAAAATACCTTTTACTGTTCGTGACTATCAAAAGGAGGCATTTATATATGCAGTTAGAAAAAATAGGACTTTATTACTTTCACCCACTGCTAGTGGAAAATCTCTTATTGTCTATCTTCTTGTTAGGTTTAACATTCTTCGGTTAAAAGAAAAGAAGAAGAAGATATTAATTATTGTACCTACTACATCTTTGGTTGAACAATTGTTCAAAGACTTCAAAGATTATGGTTGGTCGCCTGAGAAAAATGTTCATAGAATATATCAAGGTCATTCAAAAGAAACAAATAAACCTGTAATTATATCTACATGGCAATCTATCTATAATCAACCTAAGAAATACTTTAAAGATGTTGGTATGGTAATAGGTGATGAAGCACATTTATTTAAGGCCGTTTCATTAACAAAGATATTAGCAAAATTAGAAAAGTGTCCATATAGAGTAGGTTTAACAGGTACATTAGATGGTACACAAACACACAAGTTAGTATTAGAAGGACTGTTTGGTACGGTCAACAAGGTGGTTTCTACAGTAGAACTACAAGAGAAGAAACAATTAGCTGACTTAAAGATTTTCTGTTTGATATTAAAACATGGTGCGATTGAATGTAAACATGCTAGTGGTATGACTTATCAAGAGGAGATGGATTACATTGTTCAATCTGATAAAAGAAATAGATTTATAAGAAACTTGGCCGCTGGTCTAAATGGTAATACACTTTGTTTGTTTCAATATGTTGAGAAACATGGTAAACAATTGTATGAAGATATTAAACTAAAGGCGCCTGATAAACAAGTTTTTTATGTACACGGAGGAGTAGATACAGATGAAAGAGAAAAGATTAGAGAACTTACAGAAAAGGCTGACAATGCTATTATCGTGGCAAGCTACGGAACCTTTAGTACCGGTATTAATATTCGTAACTTACACAACATTATCTTTTCTAGTCCTTCTAAATCTAGGATAAGAAACTTACAATCTATTGGTCGTGGTTTAAGATTAAAAGATAATAATGGTTCTGCTACTTTATATGATATTGCAGATGACCTAACTTACAATGAGAAAGAGAACTACACACTCAACCACTTTAGAGAAAGGATAAATATCTATAGTGAGGAAGACTTTGAATATGAAATACACAACATAGAATTGAACAATGAATCAAACAGTTAAAATAATAAAACTTATTAACGGTGACGACATTGTTACTGTACTACCTACTGGTGAGAAACAGTTGCCAGATAATGGTCCTCTAATCAGACTTGACAAACCCTTACAGATAAAGTATATTCCTCAAATGACACCAACAGGCTTCAGAGATTATATTGCTTTGATTCGTTGGACTAACTATACTATGGACAAAGTTGTTACTATTCCTAAAGATAAAATTATGACAATCACCAACGCCTCCTTAGAGATGAGTGGTAGTTATTCAGATATTATTAAAAATTATGATAGTTTAGATAGACCTAAAAGAGATGAGAACTATCACAGAAAAGAGTTTACTCCTGAAGAGAATAAAAAAATGAATGAAATCTTTAGAGAGTTTGATGATTTTGAAGATGATGATGAACCAACAATGCACTAAGTATATTAGGTTAGCTCTAAAGCTAGTGTTTCTGAAAACGGACACCGTTATTATACTGCAAGATAAAAAAGATGTCAACCGTGGATTTAAATTAAATTGAAAAATAAATAAAAACAACCTAAGCTTGACAATTACATCAACTTAGAGTATTATATAAACAACATTGAGGATATTATGGCAAAATCAAAAGCAAAACCAGAACATTATGTTAACAACAAAGAATTCTTGGCCGCTATGGTCGAGTTTAGAAACTCTGTTCAAGAAGCAGAAAAATTAGGAAAAGACAAACCTAGAGTTCCTAATTATGTCGGTGAATGTTTCCTAAAGATAGCGAATCATTTATCTTATCGACCTAATTTTATCAACTATACATATAGAGATGATATGATTAGTGATGGTATAGAAAACTGTTTACAGTATTTACACAACTTTAATCCAGACAAGTCAAACAATCCGTTTGCTTACTTCACACAAATAATCTATTACGCATTTATTCGTAGAATACAAAAAGAAAAGAAACAAACTACAATCAAACAAAGAATGATTGCAGAGGGTAATTATGATGATATGACTTTAAATCCAGGTGAAGATAGAGATTTTAAAAATCAGTTCACAGAATTCTTANAAAAGAATATGGAACCAGTTGAAAGTGGAGATATGGATCCTGGCGCTAAAAAAATGCCAAAGAGAACTACATTACAACATAAGAAAAAACTAGAGGACGCAAAGAAAAGTGAAAATAGCCCTACTAAATGATACTCACTTTGGGGCTCGTAACGATTCACCAGCCTTTATTGAGTTTCAAAACAAATTTTATAATGAACTGTTTTTTCCATACATGCAACAGTATGGTATTAAAACATTAATACATCTAGGTGATGTGGTAGATAGAAGAAAGTTTATCAACCACAATACAGCACACAATTTCAAGAAAGTATTTTGGAATAGATTAGATGAACAAGGTATTGATACACATATTATCATTGGTAATCACGACACTTATTATAAGAATACAAATGAGGTCAATGCTATGCAAAACCTTGACATATGTAAAGACGCCAAGGTGTATACACAATCAACAACAGTTGAGTTTGATGGTTTACCAATACTCTTTATACCATGGATTTGTGATGACAATGAGGCAGAAAGTATTAGAACAATAGAGAATAGTACATCATCTATTGCAATGGGTCACTTAGAAGTAAAAGGTTTTGAAATGCACAACGGACATTTCAATGACCATGGTCAAGAAAAGGCAATGTTTAAAAGATTTGAAAAGGTTATGTCTGGCCATTTTCATAAAAAATCAGATGATGGTCATATCTATTATCTTGGCACTCAATACGAAATGACATGGTCAGACTACCAATGTCCTAAAGGTTTTCATATCTTTGATACTGAAACTAGAGAGTTGACAAGAGTAGAAAATCCTAATAGTATGTTTAAAAAGATTATCTATAACGATAAAGAAACAAACTATGATGAGTTAGACATTAATCAATACGACAAATGTTTTGTTAAGTTGTTTGTATCTAATAGGTCAGACAATGATATGTTTGAAAGACTAATGGATAGATTGTACAATGCTATTAACATACATGCTATTGATGTAATTGAAGACCCTACAGATATTGGTGCCTCAGTACGAGAAGATATATTGGAACAAGGTGAAGACACACTTACTTTTTTAGGTAACTATATCGACCAGACAGATATAAAATTAGACAAACAAAAATTAAAACAGTTTGCAAAAGAACTATACATGGAAGCTAGTGAATGATACTATTTAAGAGAATATCATATAAGAATTTTTTATCAACAGGCAATCAGCCAATAGAGATAGATTTAAGTATCTCACAAACCACTTTAATCGTAGGTACAAACGGCACAGGTAAGTCAACCTTACTAGACGCATTATGTTTTGTACTATTCAACAGACCTTTTAGAATTATTAAGAAAGAACAAATGGTCAACACCATTAATAATGGTGATTGTATGGTAGAAGTTGAGTTTGATGTTGGCACAAAGAACTATATTATACGAAGAGGTATAAAACCAAATCTATTTGAGATATTTTGTAATGGTAAACTTATTAATCAAGACGCCAACAATGTAGATTATCAAAAGTACCTTGAAACAAACATAATGAAACTCAATTATAGGTCATTCATTCAGGTGGTTTTATTAGGTTCTTCCTCATACGAACCGTTTATGAAAATGAAACCTAGATATCGTAGAGAAGTTGTAGAAGAAATCTTAGATATTAGAGTTTTTGGCCTAATGGACCTAATTTTGCGTTCCCAACAGAGCGAACTTCAAAAAAAACTTACGGAGGTGAGGCACCAATGTGAGTTAATAAAGACCAAGTATGAAACTGAAGCAAAGTATCTAACTACTCTGGAAACCAAAGGTAGCGACAACCTGGCGGTACAGCAAAATAAAATAGTAGAAAACTATGAAAATAAGACAAGATACGAACAAAAATTACAAAAACTGAATGAAGACATTGCAGTTAGTCAAAATGCATTAATTGGCCAAGATACAACCATCAAAAAGGTTAAAGACTTAGAAAAATTTGAAACTAAGATAGAACAAAATATATCTACACATAAAAAGACACTAGATTTTTTTAAAGATAATGACACATGTCCGGTGTGTACACAATCAATAGACGAAAACTTTAAGGAAGAAAAATGCAATCACGAAACTACAA